CTGTATCCCCTTTACTTTGATGATGATGATTATGAGAGGCGAATTAGAAACGCTGGCCTATCTGTCAAAAGGATTGAGGCGATTGTCCATCACAACAACAGCTCAAGCTTGCAGGGCAACGAAACAAAAAACAATAGGACTTTCCAGGCTAATCAACGGCTCTACCAGTCAAAGGTTGCCAACAACGATTACAGCGAGGGCAACTGGTCACTCAAGATAAGGCGTGAAAACTCGTGGGCTTAGTTTATACAGGTGGCACCTTTGACCTATTCCATGCCGGTCACGCTAGGTTCTTACAACGCTGTGCCGAGCTTGGGCCTGTAGTGGTATCCCTAAACACCGATGAGTTCATCGGGGAATACAAGGGTAAGCCACCAGTCATTAGCTACGCAGACCGAGAAGCTGTGCTGCTTGCTTGCAGGTATGTTGACAAGGTAATCCCCAACACAGGTGGGACCGACAGCAAGCCAAGCATCGAGGAAGTCTGGCCCGACATCATTGCCATTGGCACAGATTGGGCTAGGCGTGATTACTACGCACAGATGAAGTTTGACCAAGACTGGCTAGATGAGCGAAGCATTGCCTTGATCTACATCCCATACACACAAGGCATAAGCTCTACAGCCATCAAAGAGCGTATGCTTTTTAGGAGATAAGATAGGACTACTATGGCAATCACCCAAGGCTACGCCACACTTTCAGAGGTTAAGGCCTCGTTACGCATCTCGGACAATGTTGATGATTCTTTGCTAGAAGTAGCAATCGAGTCTGCCTCAAGACTTATTGACGGCTTTACAGCTAGAAGCTTCTCTAACGCAGGTACGGCTGTAAGGAACTTTGCTGCCACTGATGCCATCAACCTAATCATTGACGATGCAATCACAGTCACAAAGGTTGAGTCCACCGATGAGATTGGTGACACCTACACAGAATGGGCTGCTACTGACTACCAGCTTGAGCCTGTAAACAGCAGAGCTGATGGACTCTATTCCCCTTACACTGGCATCCGAGCTATCAACACTTACACTTGGCCAGTTGTTGACTACCAGGCACTTGTAAAAATCACTGGCACTTGGGGCTGGTCATCTGTACCAACCGCTGTAAAGCAAGCCTGTGTGATTCAGTCATCAAGACTTTTCAAGCGTCTGGACTCGCCTCTAGGTGTTGCCGGCTTTGGTGACATGGGTGCTATCAGGGTTGGTCGCTACCTTGACCCAGATGTTGAGCAACTACTTATGCCTTACAGGATCATGAGGAACTTTGGCTAATGAGCATTAGCCTAATCAGGCAAGCCCTTGCCACTAACCTTGCCACCATCTCAGGCCTACGCACAGCCGCTGAGGTTCCTGACCTACCAAACCCACCTATTGCCATTGTCGGTCTAAGGTCTGTTTCCTACGATGGTGCCTTCAACAAAGGCATGACTACTTACAACTTTGCAATCACTGTCATTGTTGGCAGAGCTGCCGAGCGTGAGGCACAAAGACGGCTAGATGCCTACATCAGCACAGGGGCAAGTAGTGTCAAAAGTGCAGTAGAATCAGATAGTACGCTTGGTGGTAATGCCTACGACTGCCGAGTTGTTTCGATGGACTCAGTTGGTTCATTGAACATCAGCGACACCACATACCTGGCTGCTGACTTCACAGTCACAGTCATAGCAAACTAGGAGAAATAACATGGCAAAGTTTTACGCACAAGATTACAAGATCACTATCGGCACAGCCGTACTAAGCGCCTCAATCAACTCAGTCACCCTTGACATCACAGCCGATGAGATTGAAACCACCGCTTTTGGAAGCACCTACCGCACACGCATTGGTGGCCTAAAGAGTGGATCAGTATCACTTGACTTCATGCAGGACTTTGCTGCTGGCTCAGTTGATGCCCTACTATTCCCACTTATGGGTTCAACAGTTGCAGTAAAAATCTCACCCCTATCAACAGCAGTTTCAGCTACAAACCCTGAGTACCGCTTTGATGCTCTAGTCACCCAGTACCAGCCATACGCTGGCAGCATCGGAGATCTAGCCACACTCAGTGTGTCTTGGCCGACAACAGGTGAAATCGTGAGAGGTACAGCAGCGTAAGCTGTTAGGCTCAGAACATGAAAATAAACCTACAAGTAGAGTTCAGCGACAAGCCTGGTGAATCCAAAGAGGTCACCTGCCTAGCATCTGACATGGTGAAGTTTGAGTCCAACTTCAACATCTCCATTGCCAACCTAGACAAAGACCTCAAAATCACTCACCTGCTTTTCCTAGCTTGGGCAAGTGAAACACGCACCAAGGCAACTGCTAAAACATTTGATGAGTGGATTGACGGAGTTCTCTCCGTATCGGCCTCTGACGACCCAAAAGCATAAAGGGTCTAGGGGACCAATCAGCTCATTGGTTTATAGCATCTCTGGCAGTCGAAACTGGCATCAGTCCTAGAGAGTTGTTAGAACTTGATGAAAGAATGCTCTGGACACTTAGCCGGTATTTGATTTTCAAGAATCAACAAGGCCAAAAAAGATAAGCCCCCCAAAAGGGGGTTTTTCTTTTGGGTAGAATAGACAAAGTAATCCGATCTAGGAGTGTTCTTGGTTTCCCCAACCCATAAAATAAATGTTCAAGGTGTCAGAGAGATGATTGAACTTCTTGATGCTGTGCAACCAGACTCAGTAAAAGAACTGAGAAAAGAGTTTAGGCAGATTGCCTTACCAGTAGTTTCTGCCATAAAATCAAACATCCCAAGCACCGCACCTCTATCTGGCATGAACCATTATGGCCGCACTCGCTATGCCGGTGCCAATGTAAAAACAGAGCTGGCTTTAAGCAACTCAATTAGATCTCAGGCAAGACCTCTGGCAACCATAGTTGTTGAGTCACCTGAAAAGTCAGGTGCCTTTGGTTTAGAGATAGCTGACATGGCTGGCCGAAAGACAATGATGAACGGCCCAAAACTAACTTATGAATACAAGGGTGTTGGTCGAGTTGGTGGCTCAGGCAGACAAAGCCCAACCAAGTCTAGGAAGGTTGTCAGGCGTGGCAACACTGCAGAGTTTAGCTATCGCATCAACGGACAAGGCAAAGCGATGATTGCCAACCTTGGCGGCATACCATCTCGCTATGTCTATTCAGCTTTAGCAGGTAAAGAGGATGAGCTTGTTGCCGACATGCAGAGAACTCTTGACAAGTATTCACAGAAAATCAACTACAAACTTAAGGCTGCATAGTGGCAATTAGAATCCCCATCCTTACCAGCTTTGACCCTAAAGGCCTAAGACAAGCTAACGCTCAGTTTGCAAAGCTACAAAGCTCAGTCGGATCACTGGGTAAAAACTTTGCTGCTGCCGGTGTTGCCATTGCTGCTGCTGGTGCCCTAATTGCTAAGAACGCACAATCACTAGCTCGTATCGAGCGTATAAACGCACAGACAGCTCAGACTATTCAGTCAATGGGCAATGCCTCAAACATCTCTGCAAAAGAGGTAGAGGCACTTGCAGGAAGCCTTGAAAATCTAACAGCTACTGAGGCTGAAACAATCCAAGAGGGTGCCAACCTTTTACTTACCTTCAAAAACATTCAGAACCAGGCAGGTGCTGGCAATGACATTTTCAATCAAACAACAGCAGTCATGGTGGACCTTGCAAGGGCTATGGGCACAAGTGCATCTGGCGAGGCTATCCGGCTTGGTAAGGCACTCAACGACCCTGTAAAGGGAATCGCTGCCCTTACTCGTGTTGGAGTTAGTTTCACTGAGCAACAGAAAGAACAAATAAAGGCCCTAGCTCAGTCAGGTGACTTGCTAGGTGCACAAAAGATTATCCTTGCCGAACTACAAACACAGTTTGGTGGATCAGGTGCAGCCTACGCTAAGACCTTTAGTGGTCAGCTTGAGCTTATGGGCCACGAGCTTGGCACCATTGGTGAGGAAGCAACAATGGCAGTCATGCCAGCGTTGCAGGGCATGATTGCACAGCTAAGAGAACTCATACCTGTTATTGGACCACAGCTAAAGGCTGCCATTGAGTCTGTTGACTGGGCTTCACTAACGCAGTCTGTTATTGACCTAACAACATTCCTAGTTCAAAATGCTCAAACGATAGCTAACTTAGTCATCGGTATCTTTGCCCTAAACACTGCCTACAAACTTATGCAAGTTGCCATAGGTATTACAAGTACGGCTCTTGCACTAAACAAGTGGTGGTTGGCACAGGTGACTACTGGCACCAAATTAGCCACTATAGCAACAACTATTTTCTCAACAGCTCTCAGGTTGATTCCGATTGTGGCCATTATCTCTGGTCTGGCACTTTTGGTTGCTGCCTTTACAAACACAAACGAGTGGGCTGGTAAAGCAAAGGGTGGTGTAGTCAAGTTTGGTGATGAACTTGAGGCTGTCGGTGGAAAAGTTGGAATCCTAAGAAAGCAACTTGACGACTTACCTAAAGAGATAACAACCAAATACACACTTATTCGCCAGACTGCTGGACAAGTGGCAAGTTCTTTTGGTGGCTCTGCCTTTGATGCCAAATCTAACCAGGCTGAGATTGACGCACTGATACCTGACGCAACAACTGGTGGGGCAAGTACGCCTAAAAAGATGAGCTTGGGCGAAACGCTAAAGCGTGAGGCTACTGTTGTCAAAAAGCAAGCCAAGCTAGTTGCTGCTGGTGTGAGTGAGGGGCTTGCTGCTCGACTTACCTCTGGGGCCAAACCAGTTGCTGCTGCAAACAAGGCACTTAAAGCCATTACTAAAAACAACGGCAACCTGACTAAAAACCTAAAGAAAATGGAAAAGAACCTCAAGGTTGTTGCAGATGCAGCAGTTGAGGCAGTCACCGCTGTTGAGGAACCAGTCAAAGATACTTCTGTTGAGGATGCTCTAGCAGCTAAAGAGCGAGCCTATGCCTCTTTTGCAGATGCAGTAAAAAACACCTTTAGCTCCATCAAAAACTCAATACTTGGAGCCTTTGACATAACTCAGCTTGGTGGATCTACAGACTCAATCACTCGCAACATGGACAAGCTACTTGTAAAGCTCAGGTCATTCTCGGCTAATGTGCAGAGTCTAGCTGGCATGGGACTCAACTCAACATTGCTACAGCAGGTAATCTCTGCTGGACCTCTAGCAGGTGCTCGACTAGCCGAGGCACTTGTGATGGGTGGACCTGGTGGACTATCTGCCATCAACGCTGGCTACTCAGAGTTTGGCAACCTTGCAGGACAGATAGCAACAACAGGCACCAATTCTTTGTTTGGCACAGGCACTCAGCAAAATGTTTACAACATAAATGTGGATGGTGGGGTTGGCTCAGGCTCGACTATCGGTAAAGCTATTGTTGACGCTATCAAGGCCTACGAGCGTACCTCTGGTGCTGTTTGGCAGGGTGCCTAGTGGCAGCTCCAGCAGTCAAACTTGAGCTAGGTCTAAACCTTGGTCAGGGTGACCCTTTTTCTTTTGTCTTAGACAGCTCTACAAGAGGTGTGCTAGACAACACGAGCTACACCCTTGGTGGCGAGAGATTCTTTGACATCACTGACAGGCTTGTCACAACTACAGTACGGCGAGGCAAGAACAATGCCCTTGACCGCATTGACGCTGGAATTGTGAACATCACTGTTGACAACTCAGATAGAGAGTTTGACCCCCTCTACGAGGCTGGACCTTACTATGGTCAGCTAATTCCAAGACGCTCGGTAAGGGTATCTGCTAACAACTACCCAGTCTTTCAAGGCTTCATTGACGACTTTGACATCCAGTATGAGCCAGGTAAGCAGTCTGTAGTCCAGATCTCAGTATCAGATGCCTTCTCTGTTTTAGCTAACTCAGGGCTTGAAGCCTTTACCCCAACCTCTCAGCTATCCGGTGCTCGCATAAATGCAGTGCTTGATAGGCCAGAAGTTGATTGGCCAGCAGACCAAAGGGACATTGACGCTGGAAACTCTGTAATGCTTGATGCCGAGGTTGCAGAGAGTACACCAGCCCTTGAGTATCTGCAGCTTGTTTCTGATTCTGAGTTTGGTACTTTGTTTCTGGCAAAAGACGGCAAGATTACCTACCGAGAGCGAAACGCTGTCCCCAACACCCCCAACCTTGTCTTTAGCGATGAGGTAGTTGCAGGGGTTTACACAGGCATCCAGTTTGCAGATGTCAACATTGTCTATGGATCAGAAAACCTTTACAACCGAATTGCCCTTGAGAACGCTGATGCAATCCCTGACTCTGCCTTTGCCGAGGATGCAGACTCACAGGTCATCTTTGGCCCAAGAACCTTGTCCCAGACTGGCTTGCTTATCCAAGACCCAGCTCAGCTACAGTTCCTTGCAGACTTCCTGCTTGCTAGGTACAAGGCACCAGCTTATAGATTTGAAACTGTCACAGTTGTCTTAGACACCCTGACTGAGGCTAATCAAAATGCTGTGCTTGACCTTGAGATTGGTGACATTGTGCAGGTCAGGTTTGAGCCTTCTGACATCCCACCAGCCATCGAGCAATACTGCCGAATCATCGGTGTAAACCATGACTGGAACCCAGGCAGCAAAAACATCAGCTTTGCCCTAGAACGCCTTGACTTTGCCATCTTTATCCTTGATGACGCTGTGTTGGGTGTCCTAGACGATGACCGCTTGGCCTACGAGTAGTAAACTAAAAACAACAACAAAGGAACCCTATGCCAAGAAAAACCTTTACCGCTGGTGAAGTCCTAGCTGCTGCTGATGTAAACCTATACCTCAGCAATGAGGTAACACTCACTGCCTCTACAGCTTCTACTTATACGGTGCTCACCTCTGACCGCTACAAGATCTTAGAGTTTGACTCTGCCTCAGCTCAGACAGTCACATTCTCAACTGCTACAGCTTTCGAGGCTGGCGAGCGTGTAGACATCCTTAGAGATGGTGCCGGAACAGTCACGATCAACGCAGCTTCAACCGCAGTGTCTATCCTTGGCCGAGGAACCGCAGGAACCGCTTATGCAATCGGTACTCGTTATGATGCTGTATCTGTTGTCTGTGTTGCGACTAACTCTTACCGCATTATTGGTGGGGCTACGGCGGTCTAACTATGGCACTCTTTCCGTTAGGTATTTTGAGTGCAGCCGCAGGAGCACCGGCACTTGCCATTCAGTATTTGATTGTTGCCGGTGGCGGTGGCGGTGGCGGCCAATACAATGAAAGCTCAAGAAGGTGCAGTGGTGGTGGTGGTGGTGGTGGTTTTAGGACTGCCACAGAAACTAAGGTGCCAGGTACGACTTACACAGTTACCGTTGGTGCTGGTGGACCGCGAGGAAGTTTCTCAGTTGGTTCAAATGGCGGAAACTCAGTTTTTGGTACAGTGACATCTGCCGGTGGCGGTGGCGGTGGAGCTAGGTTTGCCCCAGGAGTCGCGGGTGGTTCTGGTGGTGGCGGTACAAATACAAACGCCGCTCAACCCGGTGGTGCTGGTAACACGCCAAGCGTCAGCCCTAGTCAGGGAAATGCTGGTGGTTCTGGTGCTTACAACGCCGGTGGCGGTGGCGGTGGAGCTACTTCTGCTGGTACTAATGCCCCTTCTAATTTCAATGGTGGAAATGGTGGTGCTGGTACAGCAAGCACAATAACAGGCTCATCGGTCACATACGCTGGCGGTGGTGGCGGTGGAAGTGACAGTGCAACGATTACTTCTGGTGGTGCTGGTGGTGGTGGAGTTGGTGCTAGTCAATCAACCCTTGCTGGTGCTGGATCTGCAAATACTGGCGGTGGTGGCGGTGGTGGTCGTTATCAGTCTGGTCAAAACGGGGCTGCCGCTGGTGGCTCAGGTGTTGTTATTTTAAGCTATTCGAGTGTTTTTACAATTACTATTGGAGCTGGTTTGACTGGTTCAACTACGACATTAGGATCAAGCAAAGTCACAACAATAACTAATGGCACAGGAAATGTGAGTTGGGCAGCATAATGGCACA